TCAAACCCATCCAACCCCTCATTGCGATCACGCTTGCTGGCTTTGGCGCAATAGAAGAAACGAGCGGCGGAGCCTGAGTCAGAAACACCGTTTGAACCATTTGGATTTGATTCTGTGCTAAATGTTCCGTAAATAGTATTTGTGCCACTTCCATACTGCGTATTTCCTACACGACCATTGGTGTTAGGAAATAACTCCACAACTTCATCCGAGCCATCGTGAATGACATTGGCTGGCCAGCGACCCATTTTCCAATCATCATTAACGCTGCCCACACCAGCGGTACTTGTATTTTTCCAACTTTGAGTTTGATAAACCTCGCGTCCTAAATTGTCATCAGTTGTAACCCGTGACCTGTCAATGTTCAACGCGCCTGTTCCGTATGCCAACACATTCGCGGCAACGGTCTTTTCTGCCAACGGCTTACGGGCAACAACAATCGGCTCATGCGCTGGCTTTAGTGCTGTTCCCCAGCCTTGCCATTGAATTGCTTTGTCTGTTGCTGGCGCGGTTATGTTTCTTGTTATCTCGGATTCTTTGCCAAGAATTCCGCCACTTCGCCCCGACCTTTGAAATGAACTAACGACTTCGCGCTCAACGCGTGCTTGTTTGTCTATCGCTTTGCTTACGTCTAGCGATTTTGGAAACCCTGAACCATAGACCCACATGATCTGATCACGAATTTCAAACCCTGCATCTTCGATAGCGACAACCATGCGGTGATAGGTGCGAGAGCCGCTAAAGGCAAGTAGGTGTCCACCTGGCTTCAAAACCCTTAAAACTTCATCCCACATTTTTACGCTGTACGCAATGCCAGTTGAATCCCACGACTTACCCATGAAGCCGAGTTCATAAGGTGGGTCTGTAACTATTGAATCAACGCTGTTATCTGGCAAGGTTCGCATAATGTCAATACAGTCACCGTTGCGCAAATCATAATTCATAGTTTAATCCTAATTGTATGCAAGCAGTTTAAAGTCATGCTTAGGACTTCTTTTACGGCTGCCACGCTTCCCCTCATATTAGCCGTAGAAGTAGGTAAGCAGTTTAACGACTTACTTAGGTCATTAGTCGCCGCCCTGAATTGTTACGACCAATTTTTATTTATTTAAATATAGCCGAACTACAACTGCTGGAAAGCGTCCACGATTAGGCAAAGCAATTCCTTGTGACTCTGCCCATTGACGTACAGCCTTTGGGTCTAATCCGTTTGCTTTGCTACTAGATGTGTCGTTGTATTTGCGCTTGGCACGATCTTCTTCATCACTTGGATTAAAATCTTCGCGCCCAAATGCAGTTTCAACAAATGAACCGTCTACGATTGGTTCGGTTGTAATTTCTTCAGACATTGAATTGCTATTTCGGTTAAACATTAAAGTTCTCTCTCTGTCGAATTTTCGCGTACCAGTTGCGCGGCTTTAATTAATCCTGCGCCTTGGTTGTAAATGTCACCATTTTGCTTAAGCAGTTCTGCATAGATTTCAATCTCTTGCGCAATTGCTTCTGACAAACTTTTAACAATGATAGTTGCTGTATAGGTATTTTCTACAATTTTGTTTACTGAATCAAATCTAGATGTTGCTACCATGGTGTTTCCTCTGATTGTTTGGCCTTCACGGGTATTAACCCAATGTTGTCGGCATCCACGCTAAGAGCAGTTTTTTCTTCACCATTTTTGTTGGTGTATTTGTCTTCGGTTAGTTTGCCTGTAACGGTTACAAGTGAACCTTTTTCGATGCTATCTATCGCTGCTTCGGCTCCACGCCATAGCGAAACACCGAACCATAAAGTTTCCTTGTCTATCCATGTGTCGTTTTCTTTTGTTTGTGGTGTCACGGCAATTTTAAAATTACCTACCGCGCGACCTGTTTGTGTGAAATGAATTGTTGGTTCAAGTGCTACCCGCCCAACAAATGTAACTACTGGTTCTCCAGCCATGCTGTTATTCTCCTACTGTTTGTTTCGTTCCATTATTAAATAACATTAGTTTAATTTGGTCGTCTGGGCAAATTGGAACTTGCTCTGGATTACCCCACGAAGGCACGATGTAACCGCGCTCTGTTGCCGTCTTTGGATTTAAATGAACTGACTTAGTTCCAAGGTTATGACACCAATGGTGCAAGGCCACAAGGTTTACGGCTTCATCTTTGCCACCTTGAGATCGCAATTTTCGATGATGTATTGCCCAAGAATCAGCAAGCGGATAACAACATAATTCGCAATAGCCGCCTGATCGTTCGTGAATCAGTTCACGAAGTTTCTTATCCATTTAACCAAGAATGCTGGCATTCACGATTAACACAAAACAAATCTTTTTCATGTTGAAGTACAGCGTATTTACCGCATTCGGGACACTTGCGCCGCCCGTTGTATTTAGGAAGGTTTGGTGGGGCTGTGCGCTGCAAGATGGCGTTATGCCAATCTCCCAAGTCGTAAAGCATTTGCATGGCTATGTCCTCTTGTGCAAGGAGCATAGCCCCAATGTTGTCGGAAAAATAATCTAAGCGCAAAGAAACTAATGGGTTAGCACCATAAGTAACTTCTACCGCGTGATCTGGTGGTTCAAGTTTTAAAACAATGCCCATGTGATCGGTTGAAACTGTAACCCATAATTCAAATTCTTGGCAAAAGTTAATCATGTCGAGCATGATCGGATACCGCCGTGTGTCTTTGTTGTGCGACAAAGATTCGATTAAATTCCAAAGTCGGGGAAAATGCGCTGCACATTCTGAAGTTAAAAGTTTAGGTGTCGCTGCCATAACCAGCATCTCTTAAAAGTTTTACCATCACGGACAATGGCACAATGCTTACAAAATCCCCTACGCTGGCTTCTCCCTGCCCGTTTAACCTAAGTACGGCAACTGGTAGCACATTTTCTTTAGCGCGCTCTGACAGTTGTTTGATTACGGCTGAAGGGCTAAAGTCTGCTCTGGCCTTAATTTCCCAATCAATGGCTGGCGTACCAGTTATGTCAGAACCTTGGCGACCAGCACCCGTAGATTCGGCGTAAGGCCAACCATTGATCTTTAAATAATCGGCAACTATTTTTTGTGTTGCATAACCCCGATGCTTGCGATGTTGGCTACTCATCTTCTTCCTCATCCCAAGGTTGCTCAAACTCGCTAAGTATGTAGTTAAGAATTCCATTTCTGCGCCATGCAGGTAAGTCAGTTGTTCGATTTTCTTCTAGCCAAACATCTCCGTGATCGTCTACCCATTCAGTAACAAGAATCCAAGTGGTACATACGGCTGTTTCTGTGCGCGCTGCACCACTTGATTTAATAAGTTGATCTACTTGTTCGGATAGTGGCGTGATGCGCATGGGTTTAGTTTAACCATAGTTAATGCAACCCAACAAGACCACAATTATTCCAGCCGTATAGAAAACCAAGTTATTTAAAACTTTAATAACTTTGCGACCCCGTGGCGTCCAGTTCCAGCCTTCAGTAAATTTTGGTGTCCAGTAGTTATCCATTACGCACCAGCCCTTCCAATTTGCCATTGACCTTTTGAGTTGTAAACAAAATCCCAATTACCTTCAGGGTCACATTTTTGCAAATGTTCCAAAACCATTTTAATTGATGGGCATTTAATCTTTGATGGTGCATTACTGCTATTTCTTCCACAGTTGCCACAAGTAACAGTTGCGTACATTACGCACCTGCTTTTGTTTTGATTACTGACCATTTGTGCATACCGTACAAAGATTTCTTTGTTTTTGTAATTCCGCCTTGTGAACGAGTATTTAAAAATCCACTCCAACCACACTTGCAATTTGCGCCAACTGATTCAGCGCGAAGTGGTGCGTGATTAAAAATTACTTTATGTGCGCTCATGGTTATGCAACTTTCTGTGCAAATTGTTTTGCTGACTTTAGTGTGTCAAAAACAAAACTATTAAAAGTAAAAACTACGCCTAAGCCAATTGCATCCACTTTGTCGATCTGACCAAAAACATGACCTTTGCTAATTGCTATATAACGAACAATGTTGTTGTTGCTATCGCGTACTAGATCGTATGTAACTTTTGTTGTTGTATTCATTTTAACCACTTCCTTTTCGAGTCCCCTTGACTCATGAAACAAATGTATCACATTTAAATACTGCAAAATGCCATTTTAGGAAATTATTTTTCCTTGCAAATAAAGGGTTTTATGGATTTATGGTACGGAACCTTGCGCTCATGGTTCTTTTCGTTACGGTTTTTGTTCTTCTTTTTTCTAAAACAAACTTACTAACTCGCTGCGCTCGTATTATAATCACGGGCTTGGTAATCGTGTCAAATCGTTGCCGTTAAAAGGAGTTAGTAAGTAAGGAATTTAAATTCTCAAAAGTTTGTGGGCGACAAATCTGACAAGGCTTAGTGACTTCATACTCCATTACAATTTTACCAATGCCTACAAGTTTTGTATCTCCATCGAACCAGCCACGGTAACAATCTTTGTGAGTACATGGGCAACCTTTTCTGGTGCAATGAGCATCTTTAAAAGTACCGTAACCAGAAATTAAATTAGGAGCCATCTTAAACTTTTCTTTGGAGTACCGTTCTAAGCGCGTCAGAGCAACACCAGCAGGACTGTGAGCAGTTGAGTAGTTGGACTTGGCAACAGTCTGGGCAAGCGTCTTAGGGTCCCATTCATTGCGCCAAGCATCACGAAGCGCATTTTTTAATCGCTCGTTAACATCAGGCCGTAGTTCTAGCGGCAAGTTTTCAAGGTAAGTATTTATGTAATCATGCTGTTGATTTTCCATTTAAATAATTCCTAGTTCTCTCAAGTGTTTTAATTTGTGCATTTTTCTTTGTTTGTAATCGCGCCGTTCGTTGCTGGTCATTGCTCCCCACATACCAAAAGTTTCGTTATACATTCCCCAAGATAAGCAAACAATACGTTCAACGCATCCTAAACAAATTTGACGCGCTTCATCTATCTTTTCTTGATCGGGGTTTATGCAATCTTCGGCATAAAATAATTCGGGGTCAATTCCAATGCAAGCCGCTAGGGGAAGATTGGGCGAAGATAACTTCGATAAGTGTCCCGTCATGTCTTAATTGTTGCACGACAAAGTGACGCTATTTAATTGCTTCTTCCAGTTCTGCAATCCATTGCGCATGGCTTCCCACGTTGCTTTTCATTGCTGCAATAATTTCACTTACTCGCTGGAACGAAAGAGCGTACTTTTCAATTAGTTCTATTAGGTACTTTTCTGTGTGCTGCATTATTTTTCACCGTCAATTTCAAGAATAGTATCGCAAGGATAGTTGTATTTGCATCCTTGGCAGTAACTAAAATCTTTAGATGGGCTATGCAAATTGCGTATTCGTTTTATGATCTCAAACAACTCTGCTTCACGTTCAATAAGTTTTAGGTATGCAATCATTATTTCACCGTCAATCTTAAGTATCCGTTGCCTTGTTTCTTTGGTACGAAGCCTAGTAACTTTTCAACTTCGGCTTCATCGGTGCTTTGACGACCAGCAACTTGCGACCATTTGATTGTGATGCCATTGCTGGTAATCCCTTGAGTGCCTTCCAACTGCTCCTTAATGAAGTCCAGTTGTGAGTCAATCTGCTTAACCTGACCTTGCAACTCTTTGTATTCTTTTGCCAATGACGCAATCTCTGGATTCTCAATTGGTTCTCCAGACTTGCCGTTAACTATGCCAGTACAGGCTCCAAAAAATGGGCAATAGTTTGCGCAAAAGTCAGCATCTTTTTCAGGTGCAGGTGGCTCAAACTGTTCGCGGATTGAATGATAATGCGCAAGAGCATTAAGGGCTATGGCTTCGTTATAAGGTTCTGAATGTTCAACAATGTCATTCTCATTACCATCTCTAGCAATAGCCACTAGACCAACGGTATCTACTTGAATGCCGTTAGCGTTTGCTAGATAGCCGTACAAATGAACCTGATCGCGTTGTTGCTCGCTTGGGAAATAGGCCAAAGATTTCTTAGTTGTAGTTTTCCAATCCCAAACTGTATTTGTTTTGGTATCAATTAAATCAATGTGACCAGTCACATCGTCAACCAATACTTCGGTTTCAATTCGATAGCGATCATCGCCAGCAAACACAGATTCGATAAGGCTGTGAATTGCTGTACCCATAATGGCTGCTAGTCGCAACGTGTCAGGGTTAGTAACCTCTGTGCCGTTGACTCTGTGCCATACGCGGCGAGCGCATCCACCAATCTCGGATGGTCCTACGAGCGTCTGTAAAGAACGTGGACGCTCTTTATCTGATGCAGTTAACTTTTCTACTAATGTTTCTTTCATGTTCATGCTGTTTTCCATTTCTCAATTATCCAATGATGCTCTGACAGAAGTGCCAATAGATCGGGCTATGTCTATTTGTGTGCGAACTCTTTGTGAATTGCCCCTAGCGGCTCTTACTTTGGCTTCAGCCGTGGCGACTGCGCGCAAAAGTTCTTGGCATTCAACCGTGGCTAAATCTTCTTTTTCTTGAACTGTAAATTTTTGCCCATCTTGGCGCATAGACAACCGTGATTTAGCCAATCCAATCTCACACTTTGACTTAGCCACAAAGTATTCCTGTTCAGATTCGTCAAGAAACTTTTGCACATCGTCAATTTCTTTTGATAGTTCTAGTAGTCGTTTTTCAACGCTCGCTGGTGTAACAATCACTTTTTAACCTTTTCTAAAAGTTTGCAAATAGAACATTTTTTATTTATGTATTTTTGGTGTCCACAAACCCCGCAAACAACTACATCTAAAACGGTCATTGTGTTACCTGCTCATGTCCACAATTGTCGCAAGTAAATGATTTGTTTTTATTGCTTTTATGCGGCGCAGTTTCCCGACCATTAACAAAATTTGGAAGCACATAAATTTGATGCCTTCCGCGCCGTTGGGTCAGCCTTACAATTGCGCCGTCTAGATGAAGCACAGATGGAACTGACGAATAAGTCTGGTGTTCAAGGCTGTGCATTAAACCCCACTCCCTAGCAGTCAAACCCATCTCGCCAGCATAAGAAAGATCAGTTATAAATAGTGTTTGGTTCTTACTGGTCACGCCTGACTTGTCGTTGTTAATTGCTCGTTCGTAACTTGTGTCCGAGCCTGACCATCCTGAAGTCCCTGCATAAGGAAGTGTCGCGTTCATTAAACTTCTTCCTTGCGTTGCATAATGTAAGCGCGAACGGTAGTTCCGTTGTATTCAACATCTAAAAAGTTTGTGCAGTCTTTCCAGATTTGTTTTAAAGTGTCAGCGTTATCGGCTAAACCAATCTTGACGTAGGCTTCAGCAATTTGATCGCTCTGATCTAAAACTGGCATTGGCTTTTCTTTTGGTGCGCTCTTTGGCAACGGTTGTTTTAATATGTCCGTTGCAGATGAAGGCTTGACCTTTGCTGGTAATGAGCCTTGAACTTCGTGCGCCCATAGATCAAGTGCTACGCCGAATCTCATACTTGCATTGCGAAGAGAATTTGAAATACTGCCCTTCACCGAATCGTACTTGTCGCGTCCTTGTGGTTCACCGTAACCAAGTCGTGTAACTCCACAAACGGTTAAACGAATCCATAGCCCACCATTTTCGTCAAACTTTGGTAAACCATCTTCGTCAAACGCTACTGGTTCCCAAGTCCAAGTTGGGTCAACTTCCAGTAACCGATCCGTCACCCATGCGTGGCTGACGTAATCAAGTTGAATGCCGCCCGTAGGTAATTTTTGAATTCGCTCTTTTGGAAATGGCTTGCGTAGTGCATCTTGTTGTTGCTGTTCCATTGTTTTCTCCTGTATTCTTTTGCTACTGCATTGTTGCGGTATCTGTGGGGAGCAACCTTTTTCATGCTGTTAGGGTTGCTCCCCGTCTTTTATTATTGCGTTGGGGTCTGACAATTTATTTCCACGCAACAAAATTATTATTTATTTCAGTTGTGATGTCTTTGCAAGCGCGCTTAATGCTGGTGTAACGGCTATCCCAAATTAGAGATTGGTTTTCCCAAACTTGTAATTGAAACAAATGATTTGCTTGTTTTGTTATTTCAACAGTTAGACCTTTTGATGCTGCTAAAACTTCAAGTTCTAGTAGTTCGATTACTTTAGTCATTTTAAACCTTGCTTTCCGAGCCACTCTGACTCACAAGAACCACAATACACATATTTAAATCAGATGCAACTCATTTAAATAAATTGGTGTCGTGTCGCCCAAAAAGCCTTTAACCGTAGGCTTAAAAAGTTTTTTCTTAAATGTCGCACATAGACATTAAATGTATGTATGCTGTCCGTAGGCAGAGAGCCATAAAACCAGAAGGAGCAGTAATGCAAATCAAGGTAGACATAGATAAAGGAATTAAATGTGCAGCCGTAGCAGGTTGCACAGAAGAAGCAGCAGTAAAAATTGTTGCTTTGCATGAGCCGTCAAAACTGCAAGAGGAGTTTGTTTCGGTGCTAACAATTCCAGTTTGCGATAGTCACTTGTTGGTTGGTGCATAAATGATAGACATACAAGCCAACGCAATTAAACAAGCAAAAGAATCTCGCAATGCTCTTGTAATTCACATGGAGTTGTATCCCTTGGGCGACCCAATCTGGCAACTACTTGCAAACGCGCTGGTGGATTCAAAGATTGAAGGTTACTTAGCAGGACTAGATGCAATTACAGATCATAAAGAAATGTCAGCATACGAGCGCGGCTATTTAGAAGGACGCGAAGACAGCAATGAGCGTACCTGATTTATCTGATGGCAACTGTGTTGGTGTAGGACTAGATGTTTTTTTCCCAAACAGTCTTGAAGATGTAGCGTTCTTTAAACCAATGGCACAACAAATTTGTGAACCGTGTTCTGTATCAAACAAATGCTTAGAGTATGCACTTGGAGTCAAAGTACTTGGTATCTGGGCTGGCACAGACGAAGATGAACGCAAGGCAATACGAAAAGCCCGTGGCATAACTGCCATGAGTATCACACAGGAATACGAACGCGAATACTTTATGTCCGATACTCCTGAAGCAAAAGCAGCGCGCAAGAAGCGCGCAAGAAATCTAACAAGAAGGAAATAACAGCATGGCGATTATATTTATTTTGGCAGCAATATCCGTATTGGCAATAACTTTTATAAGTGGTTACAGGTTAGGCGTTAACGAATCTTGCGGCTGGTGCAAACCAACTGACCCAGATGATTCATGCCCTATCTACGACAAGTTAGTAGAAGAAAATCCTGTTACGGCTTTAAAGTTAATTGCACCTATTGAAATGGAAATTAAATAATGACTTGCACAACATTGCACGATTGGGTCTATCAAGACACCATAGAAAAAGTTAATGTGTTTGCTTGCGCACATTGCGGTGCGTCAGAAAGTGATACGGTACAGGAACCCGATTGGGACCTACTTGGAAAAGAAAGAGAGTTTGACTAATGGCAGCAATGAAAGATCAGATGCTTGGAACTTATGCGTTACCTTCGTATCCACCTTTTGGAATGACTAGCCAAGAGTTTGCAGACTGCCAACAGCAATTTACAAACTTTGCGCGAACTCGGATTCTTGGCGGTGAACAATACGACAAATTAACTCACCAGCGCATGGAAGAATTAAACGCTCAAGAGATTGTTAATGAACTCCGCGAAGAAATCGCAGATGCCGTTAACTACCTGACAGGATTGGACGTTTATTTGTCCCGAATTCCTTGGCTTTTGGTAGATCAGCACTAAAGGATTGCTAGTTCAGTCCAGCCGTTGTCCGACAGCAGGAATGTAACTTGACCAGCCGTACTTCCCTTGCCAGAAGATTCTTCAAACCAAAGACTGCCACCATCTTGAGCAGGTACACCGAGCGACCAACGGCCTTTAGATGCTTCTGCCATTTTAAAATGATGCCAATGCCCATACAAAAGAATGTCAGCAGAAGCCACGGGACGATTGCCAAGTGATTGGCCTTCCCACCATCGCACAATGTCAGCAGATCGCGCTTGGTGTCCGTGACATAAGCCAATAACTTTTTCTCCAATTTGAACTGAAACAGAAAGTTCTTCACGCGGTAATAACCATTTAATGTGACCATAAAGTTCTTCACGAACTGACAAAGTTTCGGCTACTGATTCCCAAATTGCTACATCGTCATTGTCGTTAGTTGAAGTAAATGATTTAGAACCTTTGCGATTCTCGCCATGATTACCAGCAACAGCGGCAACCGTTACTTGGTCAAACTCTGGAGCCAATTTCATTAAAGCGTTACGCGCCAAGCGGCGAACAATTTTATTTTGATCGCGCCGATCAAGGCTTATGCTGAATGTTTGTTGTTCGTAATGTCCTGCACAACCTTCGCCAAGATCACCAAGAGAAGCAATAAATAAGTGACCAATTTGATAACCTGATTTGCGCAAAAAATTAACGCGGTCAAGAATCGAATTAAATGAATTCTCGATACGCGCCACAGTACCTTCCAGACCGTCCCCATCGCTTTTTCCTATCTGCCAGTCACCCATAGGCACAACCATTGTGTACGCGCCTATGGGACGCGCTACGGGCTTTCTACGGTCACGCTTTACAGGTTGAGTCATGGTTTCTAACTCGGAAGAAGTCAGACTAGTTTTAGATTTAATTTGCGCGCGGTAAGCCCATAGTTGGCGTTCGTCATAAGTTTGCCAAGTAGACATTCGCACAGGTTCAACAACTTCATAAATAGCAGGGTCATAACCCCACGATCTAAGTTCATCATCCCAGTTACTAAATGGTTCATCTTTGGCAGCAGTTCGCAATTCGCCAGTATTTCCGTCAAGAGTGACGCCAGCAGTCCAAGGTAAACCTTTATTTTCTTCAGCCTTTTTTTTGGCTACTGAAGCATCTAATAAATTGGATTCAACAGTAGACAACAATTCATTTATGCGCTCGCCAAATTGTGTCATAGCGAACCGCAAGAACAAGTATTTGATCTATGACGATAAACCATTTGATAACTAATTTTAAAATTAGCGGCTTCTAATTCTCTTGCAACAGCAATTGCAGGAATAGGTGCAGCAAGAAGAGCGCGTAAGGCTTTAACATCTTCTTCAGTCATGGCTTCGTAGACTCGCGCAACTCCGCAGGTATTCACATCAACCACATTAGCAACATAACCTGACACCGCAAATTGATTTAAATTAGTTCTTAAGCATTTATCCATTTAAGAGGATTAACAGAACCAAGTGCATTCCAGCGATCTTGTTTCTGTACTTCAATGTGAAGATGCGGCCCTGTAACGTGACCAGTCATTCCACTAAGTCCAATAACTTGACCACGTTTAATTTTTTGCCCAACTTTGACATTGATTTTAGATAGATGCGCGTAACCAATCCATAACCCAGAAGAACCATCAACAAAATTATCATTAGCAATAATTATGTGATTCCCAAAAGCAGAACCCCAACTATTACCAATAACAACGCCGTCAACGCAAGCAAAAACAGAAGTGCCAACAGGAACGCCATAATCAACGCCTTTGTGCATTCCACTTTGGTATAGGCCACTTTTGTTTCCGTAGCCTTGAGTAATTTTAAATTTAGCATCTACGGGTTTCATTAGTGTCCTGCTACCGTTTCTGGAGATACTTGTTCGCCAGCAAGACTTGGCCCGTTGCTACCAAATTGCGCAGAAGCAACGCTGGTCATAATTGAAAGTACGGCAGCCGAAAACGCTACGCCTAAAGCATCGGTTGTAGAACCAACGTCAAATAAATTAGCCGTACCAGCAATGGCAACAAAAGTTTGTAGGAATGTTTTAATAGCGCGTTCGGCTACTGCTTTCATAAATGGTGTCATTTAATTATCCGTTTCTATTATATGTTGGTCAAATTTCCCACCAAGATTGGCTAACTTAGTGTCAATGGTATTTACTCTGGTTTCAATCTTATCAACTTTGGCTGACATTGTGTTTACGGCTTCACGAATACCGCCACCATTAGGACCAAATTGCAATTCAATGCGATCAAGTTTGTCGTTAATCCGAATAGTTTGTATTTGAGATTCGGTTTGTCGTTTGTCTATCCTGCGCCAAATTCCGTAAAGACCAATTAACGCGGTAATTATTAAAGCAAATAATTGCGCCACACTAGACACGGCATTTAAATTAAACATTAGACACTAACCCAAATCGCGCTCATAGTTGCGGTATTTGGAAATGCTGGAGTAGCAAGAGCAGCAAGAGTGGTTGCTGTACCTGAATACGCAATAAGTTCAACGTAATCACCTACGTTTAAATAAACCAAACATTGAGCAGTAGTAGTTGTTGGTTGCGCCGTTGTTTGCGCTGCAATTTTTTGTTCTAAACTTCCAGTTATGTTTGTTGTTCCATTGGTGCGAAAATAAGCACTTCTAGTTGTAGCAGTTGTAGCAGCCCATTGAAGTTGACCAGTTAAGTAATAATAACCAGCCGTCTGTGCGGTAAAGCGAGTGTTATTTACGTTTGACCAAGAATTGTCGCGGTTAACTATAAATCCAGTAAATTGAATTGGAACAATAGTATTGGCGGCAATGACAACTGGAGTTGTAGCGCAAATTATTTGAGTAATTGGTTTACCAAGAACAAAGTTGCCAAGGTTGGTTACGGCAGAGTTTAAAAACGCGCCAGTTTCAACTTCACCAGCAGTAAATAATCTAGTGCTTGGAACAATCATTTAATAACCTAACCTTGCAGAACCTTGAACAATAGTAGCACCAGAATAGCCTTCATAAACTGCCACACCAGTTGAGTACGTTGTAAATAAACCAGTAAAGTCAATCGTATAAATTTTGTCGTATTGATAGTGCCGTGATTTATTTTGCACCGAAATTGTGGTATCTGGCGTACCTCTTAGTACCGTCCATGCGCCTGACACACCGCCAGTAATTAACATAAACTCATTACCAATTAAAAGTCCAGTACCAATAGAAAGTGATGCAGAAGTCGCGTTTAATGTTGTGGTGTCTATGGTCATGTCAGCACTTAACGCTATGTTCAAATCGTTTAATTTGTATCCCGTTAAAGTCCATACCCCAGATAAGTTTGGAGTACCTAAAGCAATAATTCCTAACGGTTCTTTCGTTCCACCTGGGTCACCAACTGTAACAATTTGCCCAATAGCCAAATCGCTTGCGGGATAATTGTCTTTATCTATTAACGGATTTATAGTTAAAAACGCTGCTTGATTTGTGCTAAACCCATAAGCAATGTTTGTAGAATCTTGATACAAAGTATTATTCCAAGAACCTAATTTTGAATAATTATTGTATTGAGATGCGCTAGGTGCTGAATACGGAATGCGAGTTATTTGATTTGGTAAATACTCTGATACAACCGTTCCAGCAGGTACGTTGCCGCCAATTCCAGAATTGAGTAAATAAACAGTAGCACCAGAAAGATGTGAAGCCGTGTAAGTTCCACTAGAGCCACCAACTCCTTGCAAGGTACTATTATTTGCGCGACTGGTGGTAGTAATAGTATTTCCAGCATTAGTTGTGCAACCTATAATTTCTAAGTCAACTAAAACTTTTTGATTTGTTAGCGCACCAAAAGTATCGGAGATGTTAACGGTACCAATAGCGTCCATTTTAATGTCTCCAGTAAGTGTTGCTTTGCTTAAATAGACATAAGACAAAGCACTACCAGGAAAAGCATAGCCTTGAGAAAATTTGCCGACTTTAAGAACGGGAACTGTAATTGTTGTAGCAGTTTCGGTTATTGCACCAGACACTACATCTACATAAGTAATTCCACCAGAAGTGTATTGGAGCATTTGACCAGCAACCAAATCTCTTGGGGAAGTCAAACCTGCGCTAGAAACTGCGCCTTTAGTAAATACATAAGTGTTTGCTGTTGCTGCCCCTGTCGTAGTGGCTTGCATAGCACCAAGATTCCAGTAAGTAGCAACTGCTGGCGATAACGTAACTACAACTTCCCAGTCGCCAGTTTGTGCGTCAAAATGATGTTCTATTCTTTCAATAAAACAATCAATGGAAATGCTTGCGCTACCAAGAGGTCGTTTATTAACGCGAACGTAATCACTAACTTCAAGCCCTAAAACAGATGCCCAAATACTTGGATTGCGGGCAGGAGTTAATTTAATTTGTTCTGGTCTTAAATGAGCATCTTTGTAACGAGATAAAATAAAGTTAGCGGTATCAACTGCTTCGGAATCTGCATTGTTGTAAAGAGTTTTAGTATACGATCTTGGAAAATAATTAAATACTGAATTTGAATCTACGGCATTTGCAGTCACGCCACCGTTGCGACTAATTTCTACGTCATTGTAAATGTAAGTGGGGTCATAGTTAACGACAAGATCACCACCAGCGTAAGGCACTTCACCTGCGCTATCGCCAAAAATTACTGATGGTGTTATCTTTTGTAATTTATCCCAACGGTTATCAAAATTAACAAAACCGCCACCGTCAATAAACCAAGTTCCGCTTTCTGTATCAGCAATAGATTGAGCGTAATCAACAAAGTTTGTATTTGTAGGAGTAAATGCTTGCATCTGTGAGCGACCTAAATCGCTTGCAAAAGGAACATAGTTAAATCCTGAAAAGTATTTCATCATGTTAGAGAAACGAGTTCCAGTTTGTTCTGGCGTACTTGAACCTGTTAATTGTCCAAAAAATCCAATGTTTTGATAAGTCAAACCTGATGTACTTCCGCGCTGAATTGCTAAATGCCCCACAACTCCATCATTGTTTAAGCATGGTGCGCCTATGTAAATTGCAGATAATCCACTTACGCTTGCCCAACCAGACGGACTAGATGTACCTGAACTAGATTCTTGATTTGTTCCGTTAGATACATAGAAACTCCAACTAAGCGTTCCACCAGATTTTGAAACGCCAAACTTACAGTAATAAGCCTTATTAGCAGTAACTAAACCTGCTGATGTAGTTGCCGTGTATAAAATAGTCTCGGTAGCAACTCCGTCACCAATAATTTTGGAAGCAACTAAAGTAAGGTATCCAGTTGCGTTAATTCGCCATTGGAGTAAGTATGTGCCTGAATTGTCTGTTGTAGCAAAAATTGTAGAATCCGTAAACGGTGCACTAACGGCATCACTAGCACCAGCGTAGTACCAAAATGAAAATGTTAAAGGCGTTGACGAAAAAACAAGATCAGTTAATCCAGTTGTTCCTAAAAAAGTGCCAACAGGTGCGCCAGATGTTCCAGTTCCTACATTTCCTTGTGCGCCAGTAGTATTCATTCCTTTAAGCAAAAGTTGATAGTCAGCAGCACCTACGCCAAATACTGATGAACCCGAACCCGACCCTGTTCCACCACCTTTTAATAATTGAACATAAGTTAAATTAGGTTGTGAATAAACGCTTTGATTAAATGCGGCGGTACTTTTATCATTTTCATTACATGGGTAATAATAAAGTGCTTGATTAGCGTCTTGCAATAAGTAAGAAGCGTACAAACTATTTAAACTAACTTGCGACATTGAACCAAGCGCATCGGTGGCTAATAGATTAGATTGACCACGATTAGGTGCTTGATAAGTTTGCGGATAACGCTCAACAAATCCGCTAAACAAATTGTAAATCTTTGGTCCAGTAGTTGTGTAGGTACTAGCAGTTGCACCAAATTCTACTTGCACATCGTCTATGTAAATTATCGCATTTGGTGAATTGTTATTGCCTATTACTAATACGATTCTATTTGTTTGCGGTGTAACCGTAATAACTTTTTGAGTGTATGTTGAGTTTGCCGTATAAGAAGCACCCGAACCTGCTAAGTAACCTGCTAGTGGAGAACTTCCAAGAACAAATGGATTAACTGTTGCTACTGGAAGTGCGCCATCGTAAACTGCTGTATAAACATTTGAAGTTGTAGCGCAATATACCCAATAACTAATTGTTATTTTTTGACCCGATACAACAGGAATGTCTAAAAGAGCAGAAGTTGTTGTCTGTATTTGTAAAGAATAAGTACCGCTATGTGGATTACCAGTTAACGCACTTATGTTTCCACTTGTTGAATACCAATTACTAACTACACCAAGTTCAAAATTGCTGTCATTTGCGCCAACGGAAGTTCTAACTTTTGCTGGCGTAGATGGAGAGCCTTCTGGCACAACTGGTGCAAGATTAGTGTCGTTAAGAATGTTGCCAGTTAACGGATACGCGCAAGCAATTTCAATGGGTTTGTAAGGCAAGACATTTGGATAAAAAGCACTAGAAGTATTAGATGGGTCAAACAATCCGTCAGAATTATTAACTGTTAAATTACATTCTCCTGCTTCAATGCGCCCTAACTCATAGGTACGACCACGCCTAGTGCTAAATGAATAAGTGCGATTTGCAATAGCCGTACCAAAACTTGCAGGGATGCTATTTGCAGGTGCAGTAAGGTAACTTTGTTTTACTTTTGAACGCAAAAACCAAGGAGTGTTTGAAGTAACTTTAGGTGAAAAAGAAATTCCAACGTAAGGTAAATCTCTAGGCATTAGATTAGACTACCCGATAAAGATAAGCCGTTAGTTACATTCCTTCTGTCGTTAAGATTTGAATACTTTTGAGTTGCGCGGAATACGGTTTGACCGTCAATAGAAATAGGTACGGTAATGTAACCGCCAAAGTTTTCGCGCTGTGGGCCACTAGCCCTAATTTGAGCAGCCATCCAACTGTTGTTTGTGCCAATGGTACTTAATCTGTCCATTTGATCGGCAAGAGATTTGGTTGCATCCGATGTTTTTTTAATTGAATCAGCATAACTTTTTTGTGCAGAATTTGCGGAGTCTATTGCACTAGCATAAGTACCCATAATTTGATTTAGGTATTCTTGTGCGGCGGCGTGTTCTTTTGTTCCTTTAGTCTTTTTTTCTTGTGCTTGCGCTGCTTCAAACATTGCTTTAACTTGGTCACGGTATTGAGTCGCGTATCCTGCTTCTTTTTTTAAATCTTCAGTTTGAGCCATGTTTAACGCTAAACGAGAATTTAATATTGATAAACGGTTTTGTTGTTTTTGTATCATAATTTCTAAAGCAGTTTTTTTAATTGGTTTAGTTGGATCGGCATTGGCCTTTTTTGCAGAGTCCGCCGACTCAATAGCACCAGCGTAAGTAGTCATCATTTGATTTAAGTAGTCTTGCGCCGCAGCGTGTTCTTTTGTTCCTCTAGTTTTCTTTTCTTGCGCTTGCGCTGCCTTAAACATTGCTTTAACTTGATCGCGATAATGAGTTGCGTAACGTTCTTCTTTTTTTAAGTCTTTGGTTTGCGCCATATTTAGAGATAAACGAGCATTTAATATCTGTAGTCTATTTTGTTGTGAAGCCATAAACTTTTCAAAAGCGGTTGCTTTAACTGCTTTAGTTGTTCCGCTAGTTGTTCCGCTAGTTGTTCCGCTTGTGTCAAAGAAATTATCTGTTCCTTGATCTAGCCCTGAATTTAATCCTGCACCAGTTACAATTCCACCACCCGCGCCCGAATTTTCGCTTCCGTATCTTTGCGCTACTGCATTAGTGGAAGCCGTTTTGTAGCGATCTGAGATGGCTTTAGCCCCCGCCAACATAGCACCCGTAGCCGCAAGAGCAGCCGTAACGCCAACAGCAGCCGCACCAAGTGACAAACCGCCAGTAGCAGCCGCTTCCGCAGTTTCCGCAGTAACGGCAGATGCGGTCATTAACTCATTTACAGCAATAACGCTTTGTATAATTTTAATAATGGCAGCAGCACCAGCGGCTACTTTACTGATTGCCCAAATTCCTGCCATGATTCCAGCAATGCCAGCAAGTTGACCTTTGAAATCCATTACAAATTGCATAGCGGCGTGAATAATTAAACCCCACTTATGCGCCTGTTCACCAGATTTTCCAAGCGCACCCATTACACCTTGCTTGCCCATTAAACCGTTTACAAAGTTTTGTATTTGAGGAATTACATCTTTTACAAACTTTCCTGCAAGATCACTTAGTATTGGAACTAAATCTCGCCCTACAGATAACTGAACGCCTTGGATGGCAGCGTGCATTTCACGCATCTTAAGTGTGTAGTCTTTTGTTGCCGCCAAATCTTTGCCTGAAAGAGTTAATCCAAGTTTGTCTGCATTTGCATAAAATTCTTCAAGGCCTTTTTTACCTAGATTTAAAATTGGTAACATTTCTGTACCTGATCGTCCAAAGGCTTTCATTGCTAAAGCAGTTCGGTCAAGACCTGCTGGCAATTTAGAAAAACGATCAGCAAGATTAGCAATAATTTTAGTGCTAGGGAGCATTTGACCATTTGCATCGCGGTAAGAAATTTTAAGACTTTTAGCCGCAGCGTCATTCGCTTGTAAGTGCTTGGAAAGTATGCGCATACCTTTAGTTAAAGTTTCGCTAGATACTCCAACTTCTTCTGAAGCAAAACGCAAACGGCTCATGTCTTCGGCTGTTCCACCAAGTACGCGCTGCATTGTGCGAACTTCTTTACCAATGTCAGCGTAAACAGAAACAAATTCTTTGCCAAATTTTAATGCTTCGCCCGCCGCTTTTTGAAATACGCTTGCCATAACTGCACCAGCAGCAACCGCAGTAGCGGAAAGACCTTTAGTATCTTGTCCTGTTTTTTTGGCGTGTTTGCCTAATGTATCAAGTTCCCCTTGCGCAGTTTTAAGTGCTGCTTGTAAACTTTTTACGTCACCTTTAAATTCAATATAAACTGGTGGGATTTCAGACATTTGCTTTAATCCTTACATTAAAAAACAATAATTACAGTTTACCTTTATTGAGCGTTATTTTCTATCTCTTGTACGATTCCATGAATTGAAAGCATCCAATCTAACCAAACAGCAGGTTGTTCATCTATTTGATCTTTAGTCCAACCAAAGTTTTTTACAATAAAATAATCTCGCAAGTATGGATTTGCGGGGTATCTATCGTCAGGTGAACCGCCTTTAAGAAGCCAATTTATTCTTCGGAGTTCTCGGTAGTTGCTTTTGGGTCAGGGTCAACTCCAAAACTTGGAATTAGTTTCGTAACAAAAGGACTAACCGCAGTTCTGATTTCATCGTAAGACTTGCTAGGCAAATCTAACATTCCATCAATAGTTAATGGTGCTTCAAACGACCATTCAGAAATCATTGCAATAGCAACTAGATCATTAAATTCACTAAAGAATTTCATGGTATCTTCGTTAATGGTTGCATCTTCGTTATCTACAAAAGAAACACCAGAAACGCTTTTTTCAAATACAGGTCGCCGCAATCTTTCAGGGACAAGTTCTGGCTCTCTTAATTGAATCCAGCCTGAATAAACTTCTACTCTCATGTTTTGCCTTCCTTAATTTTTATGCGTATACAGCAGTTGATTTTGCATTCTGTAAGATTACTTTAACAGGTGAGTAACCACCAGAAGCACCTATGTCATTTGTATTAGAAACTCCAATGAAGTTAATATCAACTTCAACAAAGTCTTTACTTCTGTCAACCTTAGCAACTGTAAATGCGCACTTGCTTAAAGTAAATTGAATTTGAGTTAATGCAGCACCAGTACCTTGAGTCCAGTTTAATACTAAAGATGGTTGAGTATTTTGCAAATAACGATTTATGTCCGTATTATCTTCCATAATTAACTTTAAAGTTCCGTCAACTTCTACTGGACCTTGGAAAATCTGGTAAGGAGTTTGTGAACCATCCACAGTATGAATAGGGGTTAAAGTTCGCTTAATGTTTAAATCACCTTCTGCTAATTTAGCAGTTAATGAACTAGCAATAGTAGTTGTTCCGTACCAAACGGCAGATGGTGGTACTGCCGTATAAGAAGTGGTTGGAATTACTACGGCAGCCGTACCACCTGTACCCGTACCAGTAGCAGCGTTAGAAACCGTAAATTGTGTTGCGCTTGCAGTAACAATCGTCTGTGCCGTTAGGTTAAGCGCGGCAAGCGAGTTACCCGTAATGGTAACAATTTGACCAACGTAAAAGTTATTAACGGCGGTGTAAGTTACTGTTCCAGCAGCACCAGTTGCAGTTGTAATTGTTGCAGAACCAGCAGACTGATAGCCATTGCCCATAGCCGTGTATTCCAAAAGATTTTCTGCAGAAAACTTTAAGCCAAATGAACCAAACTGTACGCCAGAAAATTGACGAGCATCAATAGCGTTGTAATCGGTTAAAGTGTAAGAAGTGGCTTGGCCTGTACCAGAGTTCTTAACAGCCATTGTGTGCGTGTAAGGAGTAGACGCGCCAGTAATTGCGTAGTCGCCTAGAACGCCAGCCAATGGGTAGCCAATGGTGTCAGCAAATACATCTCCACCAAATTCAAATTCAGAATAAATTGGACCTTGTACTTCACCATAATTGGAAACCATAGAACCGCGCCAACCTTCATCGGCTAGGTATTTAATGTTGTCAAATGGCGTAATGTTTTTACACGGAATGAAGTCTGTGGCAGCAACAGGAATTGGTACTGCGCCATTGGCGCGCGTGGCTTCTTTAGCAACCCCAAGAAATGATCTATACTTTGGTAAAGCCATTTAATTACACCTCAACAATGTCGGCTGCCGCAGCAGCATCTTCAACGGCTACCACTTTAGTATCCGCTTTCTTGCTTTCGCCTACTGGATTTAATCCATAAGCATCAGTATCGGATGGCAAGTCAACTACATCTTGCGGTGAAACTTCAATACCTAATGTCGGGTAATACCGCACTTCGTCAATATCAGCACGAAACTTAGCCAAGACAACTCCTATTTACTTAACGCATCGCGCATAGCATTTTTATAAATGTTTTGCGCTCTGTTGTTTGTCAACATAATTTTAGCAGTAGGTTCCACAAAAGGATACTTTGCGCCAGACTTCCAGTTTTTACCGCCGTATTCTAATTGACGCGCATAAACTTGATACGCACCAACAATGACCGTATAACCTATGAAACCTTTTTTTACATCAGAACGAATGGACCTTCTTAAGTCACCCGTTACATTCATTGGCGATTTATCTGGTGGGGCAGGATTTGGCCTTTTTGTATTTAATTTATGCCGTCCTTGAATTTGTTTTTTCATAACTCTTGTTGCATCCATGCCTACCTTTTTGCTTGCCTTTAGCATGGCTTTATCTGCTTTTATTGCTATGTCCTGCAAGGCTTTAAGTGCCTTGTCGCCATTCATGTTAATATCCAAAATTATGTCCTATCTAAAGTGGTGTAGGGCTAGGGGAAGGCATCCTAGCCCTACACCTATCAGGCTACGCAGTATAAATTTGCGTAACTTGAAATCTAATAGATGCCCAAGTTTCGGTAACGCCACGATCACTAGATAGTGGTTCGCCATAATCAACTGAAATTTCTGGTTCTGCACCTTGCCAAATTAAATTACCGTTTGGGTTTCCAAATCTATGATCGGAGCGCAATCGGTCTTTAATGGAATCTATTGTTGCGTCAAAGTCGTCCATAGCATCTTCGGCATTAGGTTGAGATGAGTGGTGAAATACTTGAACTATTACTCCGTAATCAATTCTTTTCTTTCCAGAAGTTGCGCCACCTAAAGCAATACGAGTTTCATTTTCATTTTCAACAAAGATAACGACAACAGCCCTAGATTTTTGTCCAGCCGTAGAATTTTTTTGAAAGTTAATTTGTTTTGGAAATGAAGTAAAGACTTGATTAACATCAGTAAGGGTAGTTGCAGATGTTAAAAAAGAATAAAGTTGTGATCTTACTTCTGCTCTAGACATTAACGAACTCTAACAAACGGTCTTAATAATTCTCTTGCCAAACTAAAATCATAGTTACCGCTATTTGTGTTGTCTGAAACTTGTCCTGCTGAATTGGTTGCTTGCATAACTAAAGCGTAATCACCACGCGACTTTAAATAAGCGGTAGTTGCTAATATAGCCGCTTGCTTTACTGCTGGTGGCAATGCAGAAATAGCATCTCCAGCAGCATGAGTATAAGAAGTGGCATTAACCAATGGAACAGTAGTTGAACCAAATACATAATTTGACGCAACGGTTACTACTTCGGTTTCTTTTCCGTCATAAATAGTTAGACTCGAACCAGCAATAATTCCAGCACCGCTTTTAACTGTTAAAGAAGTAGAGCCAGCATTTGCAAGAACGCTAATTGTGGTGTTTGCGTATCCAGCAATGTAAGTGTATTTGCAAAATACAGGAGCGCGGGGAATCGCTGGCATACCAAATTGAAGTGGGCCTTGGCTTGAATAAGAAATGTTTGCGGCGGTATAAGGAATGATAATTGAATGATCTTCTAACCATCCAACAGATACGTCTGGAAAAGATACCATTTGTGAAGGAGTGATACCGAATGAAAGACTTGTTAAAGCAATCAATGGGTCAAAGTTTGGATGTATTGCTAGAAAACCATCAGGACGCAATCTAACGCGCTGTTGTTCTGTTTCTACGGTTGCGGCAAGTACCTGATTACAAAAACCATCAATCCAACTTGAAGCGCGAGCAATAACGTTTGCTAGTTCTGCATCCTGTACATCAGGGTCGCTAGAAGAAGTTACAAGGTTGTCATAGTCAATAGAAGTTGGTGCTTGCTTGTATTCGCCAACCGTGAGATACGGAGTAGAGTACGCCTGTGTTGTACTGCCATAAAGGTTAGCCATTACTAATTCTCACAATCGCAATCTTCAACAATGCAATCTTCGCAAACATTGGCATCGTAAATGTTTTCAGGTTTAATGTTTTTAGTTTGATCAGGGACCAGCATCTTGTGGACCGTCCTGTGTAGTGCCGCACTTCCCGCAAGTGCGAAACCAACCGTTGAAACCGCATTTATCACAAAGATAGCCACCGATTCCGCTACTCGGCCCCATAAGTGATGCTTCCACAAAACCAGAATCTTTAAGGGCTTTAGCATCAGAACTATTAGTGACTTCATAAAACCCTTTCTTGTCTGCTCTAAGTGTTCGCGTAGAGCCTGTTCGTGCGCCTTCAATAGTTACTTCTACTGCGCGCCTATCGCTTGCAAAATACTTTGCCATTACTTTACCTTCCATAAAGAGTGTGACCCCTACCCTGATTTAGTGGGCAGGGGTCACACGGACTTGTCTATGCGTTATGCAGAGATAATGCCCGATACAACACCGTTCCATGCTGGTGCTTGGCATTGGAAAGTGCCGTTCCAGTATGTGCTGGTTTCGTATGCGAACTGGGTTACAGGCCATTCAATAGCCATGTAATCCTGTGTATTGAATACAGCCCAAACATCAGACACATTTGTATCTGGAATTGGAAGCGTGTAAGACAATACAGGTGCAACGCCCTGTGGCAACCAAGGATGAACCGTTAGAGATACACCCTTACCTGTAACTTCGTTCTGAAGTCCAGTTACTACGTCACCAAGCACTACGCCACCGATTTCATCTTGTGAGATGTTTAGACGGTAGTTAGCAGTTGAACCTGACTTAATTGCATCAGATAGTTGCTTACGATCTAGACCGTTAAGCAGTACCTCATCTGGGTCAGCCTTTACTGCATCGTAAAGTGCGCTGAATACAACTTGGAATTCAGAACCAGGATTGCTGGTGCTAAATGTTGAGTTGATTCGGTTGATTTTTCCGCTATCTGCGCCAAGTACGGTAGGCAGGATGCCATCGTAACCAGTTGCGTAAGCAGAAGTGTCAGCAGCAGCGCGAGTTGCAGCAGCACCAGTTGTTGTCAATGGTGCAGTATCGCCAACAGTAACGATAGAAGCAGCACCCTGAACAACGAATTTCGTTCCAGCGGCGCGTCCCTGATACTTAAGGTTAGCAGAACCAGTTGAAGTTCCAACGTAGATGTTGTAACCAAGTGCGCCAGTAACAGGAGTAATGTCAATCTGGAGTACCTTGCCAGCGGCAACAACAACGTTTGCTTCTGTTCCAACAATGGATTCACCAAATGCGCCAGCATCAGCAGTCACGTTAACGTAGTAGGTTGTGGCTGCAATAGCAGTCTGACCTGTTACGGTATTTGGTGCAGATAGCGAGAATGTTGGTGCGGATAATGCGCCAGAGAAACCTGTGTCGGTTCCGCGACCCATAAGCAACATACGCTCTTCCATTAACATCGAAGCGTAAAGAACGCTTGTCTGTGAAAGTTGGCGAATGTCTTGGTATCCCTGTCCTTGGAACTGTGCCGAGAATGGAACAGCATCGGATAGCGAGAACTGCTTGTAGTTTACAGCCTTGTCGTAACCAGCGTAAGAGATTTTAGGACCACGCAAGTAGTTAACAGAACCGAAAGCAGTTGTGGTTGCATCGGTGATACCTGGAAAGGTATTACCTACGCCGCCTGTGCCTGTACCTGTGTAACCGCTAATTACCTTGATGCGGTGTGAAGTACCGACACCCTTCTTGCGTGGAATCTTGTTGCGCAATGGGGTTGGACGTGGGGTAAGAAGTTTTGCAGGTGCTTCAAGATCGAAGGCTACAAGACCAGTTGAGATTGGGCTAGTAAGAGTTAAGTCTTTAACAATGTCTGCTCCAATTGCGCGCTGTGACTCTAGTGCAGAGTTTAGTGACGCAAGGGCTTCTGGAGCCATTGACTTAACCATGCTTTCGTTGCCAAGTACGGCTTCGATAGCGGCGGATGGGGACTGGGGAGCGAGTGCAGCCATTGGTGAACCCTGAATCATTGAACCAGCACTAATAGGCTTGCTATTAGACTTGGTTAATTCTCCAAGGTATTCTTCGTGGCGAGCAGCCGCTTCCCGTGGCGATAGATCGCCGTATAGGTCTGTGACCTTTGGTGCTTCAGACATTTGCTGAACCAACCTTTCGTTTAGTTAGGAATCGGATTTTTCTAGGTCAATCGCTAAGGCTAGGTAGCCATTTGCAAGCGATTTGTCTAATGTTGCAGCAGCCTTGGCGCGGTAAACCGCAGCCTTACTTTTATTAACATTGACGCTTGTGTTACTCACCGCAGCGAAACGCTTTGGTCCACTTGGTGCGGCAAGAGATTTGACCTGTGCTAGTTCTGATTCCAACGCCTTAATGCGTTCGGATTCAGTAGCCTTTGTCGCAATTTCTTCGCCAACCGTTGGGTTGGTTAGTAACGCTTTCACAATATCTTCAACAATAGTTTTGATATCGGAAACTTCTGGGGTATCAGACTTTTCATCTGAACTAATAACTACGGCAGTAGTTACATCGTTTCTGCCGTGATCTTCAGCAGGTTGGTGGCATCCACATTCAAGGCATTTTTCAGCAGACTTAGATTTATCGCACATACATAAATCCATTTCTTTGCCGCAATCATCACACATTTCGCCATCGGCTTTATACTCTTTGCACTTGCAATCGGCTTCAGCCTTGCCACATTCTTTACACATAGTTAAATCTTCTTCTTTAATGGATTCTGGTTCAATAGCCATTTCCATTTCTTCGGATTCTTCTGGCATAGGTGCTACTTCACCTTCACGGGCTTCACCTTCGTACCATTCCATTAGTGCGTGTGTTGCTGCAAGTAGGCAAGAGATGGAATAATTTTCATCAGAACCTTCGCCCATTTCATTTGCTTCAACCATGATTAAAGTTGCTAGTGCGCGGCGAGCGGCTTCAAAAGCATCCTTATCAAACTTAACCGTATCGGCTGCAAAGCCTTTTGCTAATTCAATAATTGAACTTGCTGTAATTTTGGACATTTTTTCACCTTCGGTTTGAGTGTATTCCTCAACTTGTACGAGTTCGGAATCTATGGTTTTAGCAATAGTTAATGTGCAAGCAGGATTAGCAGGACGATCTACAAGACTAATTTCAACAATTTGTCCGTCAACAATACGTCCACCAATGGCCTTGCTATCTTTAACTACTCTTGGGCGGCGTATACCAATAGAAAATCCCTTGAGTACACCAGCCTTAACTTTTTTAATTGAAGAAGGGTCCACAACATGAGCAGTAATAAAATGCTCGGAGCCTTGATTCTTGTATTCAGTTGCTACACCAGCAGCAATAGAAGAATGTTGTTCGCGGATGTTTCCAAATTTAAACCATTCTGGCATGGCGCGTTCTAGCCAAGCAGGGTCGCATACTTGTTCGTCTGAATCCAAGGTATCGTCAGTTGCTTTACCGTGTACCAGTAAAGTTCCATCTTCCTGATCTTCAAATTTCAAGATAGAAGCATAGACAGCCGTATCAGGTGTATTTGCCTTGCGCGCCAAAATGGAACTCCTTAAAATTTAAGTTGGGTTAATTGTCCCAAACAGTTAGTGTGTTTGTCTATGCGGTTAAAGAATCTAGTTCTTCTTGGTGAACCGTAATTGCAGTTTCAAGCGTGACTAATGCAGCCATTGAACTGGCAACCGATTCAGAGTCGTTGATCTTTTCAGCGATCTGGCGGTTTAATTCATGCTGATATGCTTCGCCAGCAAATTGCTCAATTCGCTGTGTTAGTAAGTTGCGCTTGTGTTCATCTGTTAGAAGTGTGTTGAAATCAATAGCCATTTGTTTTCCCTTAGGTTTGTGGAATGTTGTCTAGAATTGTCGTTTCTGCGCCAGCAGTTCCAGCGCGAACGACAAGTTTGAGAGTGCCAGCAGTTGTGCCATCGCGAAAATAAAGTGTTGCAGCGTTCGTTCCAGGATTGGTGACTGCTGTTGTTCCTCTAGTCATAAATAAACGCCCACCAGAATTTGCTTCGCCTAATAACCCGTAAGTATTTGTAGTTCTAAAATCTGTCGCAAACATATTGCCCCCTGCAATAATTTTAGCCAAAACTGTTGCGCCAGAAGTTTGCCATTGTTGTAAATCGCTAGATTGCGAAGCAGCACCACGAATAATCTGCCCAACAGTTCCAGCACTACGCGCTGTCACACTTGCTTGCGCTGGAGTAGAAACAGTTCCAGCGACAGTTTGCGCTCCTGTTGTTCCGTTAAGATACGAAACTGTGAACGGTCCAGCATTATTAACTCCCGTTACAAGTGCGCCTGTTGTGTTGTAACCAGTAGGAGTTACACCAGCAACAACTATTCGATCACCAACTGCAAGGTTAGTTGCAGTAGTCATTGTCAAAGTTGCAAATAGGCCATCGCCAGATGCAGCCGTTGTTGCGCCACCTACGCCAGAGTTAATTGTTGTTGTTGAGCCTGTGAAAGTCTGACCAACTACGTTATTGCCAGCAATTACAACCGCAGAACCATTTTGTATTTGAAATACATCTGCAACTCCACCAAGATTCTTTGCAATAAGTGGAGTAACAGCAGCATTTTGAAAGTTTGTTTGAAAGTTAAAAGAAGAACTGCCTGAAACTGTTATTGAGTTTGTACTTATTGAACCCGTTGTAGTAATTCTAGTTATGCTTGTACCTGTTGAATCTTGCCATTCTTGTAAATTGGCAATTTGTGTACCAGCAGCACGAACTACTAAACCAACTGTACCGACTGATCTTGGGGTAATACTTGCCTGTGGTGGAACTGAAACTGTACCCGCAACAGTTTGCGCTCCTGTTGTTGCGTTTAGGTAGGAAATTGTAGTTGTGCCAACTGCGGTAATTGAAAAAGTTCCGTTGTATCCAGCAGGTGTAATTCCTGCAACGACAACAAGATCACCAACTGCAAAACCATGTGCTGAAGTTGTCGTAATTGTTGCGGTAGTTCCATCACCTAATGTTGCGGTAGTTGCGCCACCTTGCGCTTTGTAAAGTGGAGCAGTTGAGCCTGAATAGATTTGGGCAAGTGCATTATGCCCGCCAAGAATTGTAGAAGTAGAACTTTGAAATTGGAATAAGTCTGGGGTTTGACTTGCACTAGCCCGAATGATTGTGCCAATTTGACTCAATGCAGGTATGGAAACCATTGCATTGTTATATCTAACGCCACCATAAGCACTACCAACAACAAAAGCATTTCCAGCATTTACTGTTGATGCGCCAAGTGCATCTAAAAATACTCCACCACTTGATGTAATTCTTGCAATAATCGCTGGCGTTGAGTTTCTAACTTCAAATAAGTTTGCACTTTGCGAAGCAGCACCATTGATCTGCAACGGAATAATTGAAGCAACTGCATTTGTAATCGTATGACCGCCAACTGTAAAAGCGTTGGCAGAGCCTAAGACCGCAGCCGTTCCAGTAATTTTGGATGGACTCAAAGTTGTTGCGATCTTTGCATCTGTCACCGAAGCATCGGTTGGGGTTCGTGTATCACTTAGGCGTGAGTCAGTTGTGATTACTGCTGTACCTGCAACTTGACTAGGCGTGATACTTAGAGCAGTTTGATCTAAACCTAGTTGTGCTGAAGTTGAAGTTCCAGAGTTAGTGATTGGAGCCGTAACGCCAATTACACCGCTTGAGCCTGTTGCGCCCGTAGCACCTGTCGCACCAGTTAAACCCGTTGGACCTTGTATGCCAACGTCAGAAACAGTAACCGCAACTGGATTTGAAACAACAGTTAATGCAACAACGCTTTCGGTTACATTGACTTGAACTATGGTGTCAGTTGTGGCAATTTCACCAGCCATTAAATCGTCACCTGTGGGCTGACATTAAACTTGCCTTGAATTAAACGGTAACGAGTTGCGCCGTTAGTAATTTCAAGATCATAAACCCATTGGCCTAATGGGAATAAATTAGTTTGAGTGTAGGTAAAATCAATTTGAAATGTACCGTTGCCTAGCGTAATACCTGCGCCATTGGTCAAAGTAATAAACGCATCTGGCGCACCGTATGAAGTACGAGCCTGTAACTTTGCCGTCCAAGTTGTTAGATCATAACCTGCGATAGTAAAGGCTTGGCTTACGGTTGCACCTTGCGGAATATTAAAATTGTAAATTCCAGGTTCCACTTAGTTTCCCCTATGCAGAATAAAGAACAGAAACAGCACCAGCAGCAGTAGCGGCAGCCGAAATTGCATAAACCTTATCGCCAGCACTAACCCATAGTTGGAAAGTTCCACCAGCGGCAATAGAGTGACCTGCGGTTGCACCAGAAGTTGTAATAGTTGAATCGCCAACAAAGATAGCAGAGGAATGACCATTCTGAATTGAAATAGCGGTGTATCGCATAGTTTGTGGAATTGTAGCAATAAGGGTTGCAGTAGTCTGCACCTGCGAATTTGTGTGTATTAAAGCCATTAAGATTTTTCCTCTCGCTTAAGACGTTCGGTAATTTGACGCGACCAACTAAAGCCAGCGTCACCGCCCCACAAATCCCATGCTACCCTACCTGCGGATGGAAATCCATCTTCGCCTGAATTAAAACCTGTTGCTTTCTTATCTACTTCGTGACGACTAAAGAATGAAAACATACGTTTAACTGTTTCGTCTGACATCTTTTCGCCTGACACAATTTGTCGTGCGCGAGTTGCACCAATTACTGTGCCACCTTTATGGCCTTGTTCGCGCCAATCTATTGCTCTCTGTGCAGCAGTTTTCATTCCTGCGGTAGCAACATAGCCATCAGATTTAATTGCTTTGTCTTGTGGTGTGGTTTTGCGTTGTTTAAATTCTTCAATGCGCCGATCAATTTCTTTTTGTGCTTCAGGAAAATAATCGGCTAAGTTAATTAAATCGCTAAATAATTCTTGTTTAAAATTGTATGACGGTTCACAAGTTTCTTTGTTGTTATCAATCATTACTTCCACCCGTATTTTTCTGCCATTGCTTGCACTAATAAATTTGGTGTTGAACCTTTTGATAAATGCCATTCAGCAAACATTTCTGCAAAAAATTCCATTGTGTTTTTTTGTGAATAACCGCTTGTAAATTCATCCTTATACTTACGTTTTAAAACACCAATTTCACGTCCGCGTGATGCGCGCCACGGGTTGGCTAAATCTATTGTATGACCCCATTCATGGGCAAGTGTGTATTGGTAACGATCAACTTCAGCAAGGGTAGGCATCTTCCATTTACCCGCTTCAACTAGGTTAGGTTCTTGACCCTTAACAATAGTTTCAGTTGGGTTTAAACGTATGTCATGATCGCCCAAATGTGCTTCACCATAAGCGTTTTTATGTGCCATACCGCCAACATGAACTGTTAAATGGTCTTTAGGATATTTAGTTTGTAAGTCTTGTACGGCAATTTGTAATTTATCAATCATCTCTTTAGTCAAACCCGCAACATTAAGATCATGGACTTTAACTACAATATCGCCATTTTTGCGAATTTCACCATTTTCAATAAATCGTTTCATTGGCGCGCTTTCGACAACCATTTGTTTTAATTCACTTGTAGTCAAATTTGCGTAACGTGGATTGTTTAAAAAACGTGATGCTTCATAATTGATAGTTTCTTCAGATGTTAAAGAAATCCATTTATCAGGTATAAACTCTGTACGAGCAATTTCCTGCTCGCGCGTGGTTATTGGTGATTCATCTACAACACCATCATGAATAACATTATCTTCGCCTTCAGGTGATACTTCAGTAACGTCTGTATTCTCGTCATTGTTGTCTACATTTTCATCAGTAGTATCAACTGGTTCATTTGAAATAACTGGGGCTACATCACATACGCAATTTGGATGTACTGGTGGTTCGGTATCGCCACTTGCAAAAGCATCGCCAATTGTTACTATTTCGCCATCGTTCATAAGGCAATCTTCATCTTCTGGGTCGCCTACTAGCCATTCAATTTCTGTAACTCCAGCATCTCTGTATGCCGATAAGTTTGATTGAACTAAAGCGCGAGCAGTTTCAGTACGCGCTATAACCATAGAGCGAGCAGGATTATCTAGAATTCTATCTAATGCTTTTGCGGTTTCTCTTGCGCCTAAACCATCTGATAAAGACAAGGCCAAAGAAGAACCAATGTCATTTAGTGTTTTTTCGTCTATGCCTTTAATGGTTACGTTTGCTTGATTTAATAAAGTTTCTAATCCTTTAGGTGGGTCAACTAGCAATGCAGCAGCAGGGTTTCCCGCTTTCCAAGAGTCCCAATCCATTTGGTAGGAAGAAGAAAGTTCTGTTCTTGCATCTTCAATACCGAACGCATAACCAGAAGCGTACATTTTAGAAAAGACTTCGTTTAATGTTGAATTATCTATCTGGACATTTATTGCAGCCCATGATTGAGCAGACGATCTTTCTTCTGGCGTAATTGATTTTGCAAGATTATGCTCAAGCCATTTGTTTGCTATCTTTTCGGCATCCGCTTGTTTGCGCATAGCCGCTTGAACCATGATCGCGTTTTGTGCTATCAACCTTGCTTTAGCCGCATCTCTACGGCTTATGCTTTTTTTAGTGCAACTTCTGAAATGGATTTAATTAAATACAAGTCACCATCTTTAGCAGCGCGGTTTAAAGTTGCAGCATAAAAAGACTCGATAGATTTGAACTCAAAGTCCCGATCACAATTACCCTTTTTAGCCCACTTCACAAATGCTTTAATTTCTTGAGTTGCTTCATCTGACTTAAAACCCACAACATTTAAACTGTTTAACTTGTGGCCTACTAAAGTATCTGTTGGCTTGCCGTCTTTATAAACCCTGATTAAAGCGGCTGGTTCATCTTCTGTTCCCGTAATGGTGAAACTGGAATTAGGTACGTTTATCTTTCCGTCCCTAACAATCTTTGTAACTTTTCCTTCGGCTCTGCCACCGCTTGAGTTCCAAGAAACCATCTGTCCAACTTTTATGGATTCTGATTTTTCTGTTGAATCAACTTCTTCAACTGGTGCTTCAATTGGTGCAGTTAGGTTAGGTACGGCAGGAGTAGAACCATCACCAACTGGAACAATGCCTTCAGGAGTTACAACATACAGTTCTTTGCCAAGGGCCAAAATAGGCGAATCGGCTTCAGGTGAATCAATAAGCGGAAGTCCCATTTCGGCGCGCGCTTCGTTAAGTGATCGCTGTCCACCTTTAACTTCAATATCTCGCCTTTGTGCGTTAGCGGTTGTTTCAGTTGTGCGCCCACCATCAAAACTAAATACAAGTTCGCGTGGCATACCAAGGAACTTATAACTAATGTCAGAAATTAAATCTTCTAGCCATCCGATAAGTGGAGTCATACCAATGGAAGTAGCAGATTCGGCTTCACCGTTTTGTTGTCCTGCTCCACCTAGTGCGCCGCCATCGGTGTAACCAATTTCAGTTGGCATAACTCCGAAGTGTCCACAAATACCTTTAATCAAATACTCGTCAAACGCTGGATTAAACTTTTCGCTAAATCCGTAGTTGTTAATCGGGGTTAATCCTGGTGGCAAGATGCGAGCGCGGTGACGTTGTTCTGTCTGTCCTGCAAGATCATCGTTAATAATGTTTTCGTATGCGCGCAACAAGTCAGGAGTCCAGTTGCTATCTTTGTCAGGAGTAAGCATCATGTCCGACATAACGCCATCGGTAAATTCTGCGCGTAACCATTGTTGACGTTTAATGTAAATGTCTGCGATTGGTAGGCATCGTTCTACTGGACTGTAACCGTATGGTGTCCAAGTTCGGCGGTTGCGTATTGAATAAATAAGTTCGTCATTTGAGAATGTGCCATCTTGATTTGGGTCGTCTGAAGATGCAATAAATTCTCCGCGTGGGAATCCGTAAAGCATTTGCTGGTAAGCAGGAAATGGATTTTGTGGACGCATACCGCGATCATCTAGCAATGGCTTAATGGTTGAACCGTCTAGAATTTCAAGGCTGTGTAGTTCGCCACTCATGTCTGGATGTGGGTAAATGGCAAGAGCATCTAGAACTAAAACTTCTTCTAGTACCATTGTTAACCAGTCTTTAAATGAAAGGCCGTTAATGCGATCTGGAGTTGTCCAGAACTCGCGCATACGAGCAATGTCTTTGCTGTACTTGTCGCGCGCTTCTTGCATGGCTTGAACGTGGTCTTTAGCACTTGTGCCTGAAACCATTTCGGATGCAGATTCGCTAAACGAAATGTCCCAACTTAATCCAGAGATTTTTGATTTAGATACTTCAACACAGCGGCGAATAATGTCTATTTGATCTGCGGCTACGCGCAAAACTTTCCAAGGTACTAGGCGTTGTTCGGTAACAAAGATGTTCCAAGCAACAGGGTATTCCCATCGGCGCGGCTCTGTGTGTCCATCTTCATTGACTGGATTTATTGCGCTAGGGCTTAATGGATTGGATGGGCCAAAAGGAATAGCAGAAAGAAATGGATTACGCGGTAGTGGTTCAAATACACCTATTTGGTACATCTGACTTGCGATGCCTTGCAGTTCTTCTGCGGTAAAGTTTGTTACTTGCGAACCAGCAGGTAAAACGGGAGCCGCCTTATCAATTTGCTTACGATTCCAAATTGCCACTTAAACCCCTAGCGGATGTCGTGGGGCTTCACTCTCGGTTAGTGATGCTCCGCACTTACTACAAGCCTGTGCGTTCTTAGGCATAGGTAGACTGCAATTATCGCACCATACTGCCAGATTAGACAAGTAGCCTGTTAGATTTGAATTGTCGAGTAGATCAGTACAAGCCCATACGAGCGCATCAAGTCGGTCTGGAGATTTAGGGTCTTCTGGTGTCCATGTCGTCATTTGCATTTCTAACTTATCCAATACACCAACATGGTGTACACGGCCTTGTTCATAAAAGGCTGCAATAGGTTCGGCTCTTAGTTGCTTACCGCGCGTGGCTCTTACTTGTTTAACAAACACACTTGCGTCTACTTGTTTAATTACGGCTGGAATCATGTCGCCGCCATTGTTAACTTCAACTACAATCGCGTCTGCATTGTGAGTTCTATACGCTTCAACTGCACGTTTAGCCCAATCAAGCGGTGATGCTTTAATTGAGTAGTCAGCAATAATAAAGGCTTCACCTTTAGAGTTTTTACCTGCTACGACTATGCCAGTTTCATCTGAATTTTCATTCATAGTTACGGCAGGGTCAATGGCTATAACTACGCGCTGCATATCTTTTGGTGCTTCGACTACACGGCATTCGTCTAAGTTCTGTTGCGTCCATAACGCGCCTTCAATGTCCTCTAACAGTTCCCCGTAGAGTTCTTGTCGTCCAAGTCGTGTGCCTGAATAACGCGCTTGCAGTTCGATCAAGGCTGCTGGTGCAAGGTTGGCTGCATTGTCGAACGTGGCTCCGCGTGTAATGTGTACGGTTCCATCTTCACGCGCTATCAGGCTTCGGACTAACGGTTTTGGTCTAGGTGTAGTTGTTATTACTGCTCTAGGGTCTTGGCCTAAGCGCAAACCAAACTGAAGTTGATCGTAGGCTTCTGGGTATTTAAACGCTGCAAGTTCGTCTAACCATGCGCCATGAAACTGTGGCCCACGAAGTCGCTCTGGTTCATCGGCTGAAAACAATTTGATTCGTGAACCATTGGCTAAAAACAATTCACCGATAGATCGGTTCCAACCATTTGATTCGCGTAATGCTCCATAATCCCTAAGCACCTTTAGAAGCCCTGAATCACCTTCTACGCAAGTATCGCGCGCATCTGCATAGGTAGGTGCTAGTACAGCCCAACGGGTCTTAGGTTGGTGTATGGCTTGCCACGCTAACCATTCCGCACCAGTACGAGTCTTACCCCAACCACGGCCTGAAAGTATGAGCCAAGTTTTCCAATTGCCTTCAGGTTCGATTTGATTATGTCGTGCCTGTTGCTTCATCCAAATTACTCGCCGCGCTGTTATTCGCTTCAAGTAAGGAGACAAGTCGCTCGATCTCTCGGTCAATGTCACTACCGCCTTCGTAAGTTGTGATCTCTACCTGCTGTTTAACTGGTGCATCTAGTCCTAAATACTTGGCTCGCCTATCCATGATCTTAAGTCCACGATCTATTGCAGCAGGGTCGCCTTGTTCAATCGCAGCCCATAGGTAAGAAAGGAATCTATCTAGGCGTTCAAGTTCCAAGGTTCGCACTTCATCGGATGCTGGTTGCATCGTGCGCTTAATGGCTTTGTCAAAAGCGTTGTATGCGGCTGAAGCATTTGCATAACCAGTTTGATCTGCAATACGTTGCCATGTCCAACCTTTAGAGCGCAGTTCCAATACTTGGGTTTCGCGCTTCAAGGTATCTACCTTTGCAGACTTAGTTGGTCTGCCAGTTGGAAGTTTTTTATTTTCCATAGGTTTTAGTTTATTTTACTTTTGGACATAAAGGAAACCCACCACGGCAACATACGGAATTGGTGGTGGGCTTCCCTGTTCTGTTTACGAATTTCCAAAACATCCATAACCAGAATTCTATTTAATTGTTTATTTTATAAATTGATCGCCTTCACAAGTAGAGCAAAATGGTGAGCAGTCGTAACCACCATCATGTTCTGGACATGGTGTTTCAGTCATTACGCACCTGCAATTTCGTCATAGATAGCCCATGCTTCTTTTCTTGCAGCATCGCGGATTACATCATGTGGCTCCATAGCCTTATCAAACTCTGCCATGATTGCTTCGCGCTCTTGCTCGTACTGCAACTTTGCTTGTTCCAGTCTTGCTTCAGCAGCAGCGATCTTTGCATTGCGCTCTGGGTAAAGAGTTTCGGCAAAGCCGTAGTAAGCGGAATCAAAAGAAGCCATGTGCGCTTCGTATGCAGCGTTAGCCTTGTTGTGTCTGCGAGTATCGGCAGCCTTCTCTGCTGGAGTTCTCATTATGCACCTACCTTTAAATTAAAAACAAAACCTGTTTTTGCTTCTAATTTTTCAATGTAAGACTTTGTGTATGTTGATTCCCACTCGTAGTTGTGTTTAATGGATTTGTGAAGTTCAACTTCTTCTTTAACGCAACGGTAGATTGCACCGCCAGTACGAGATTCCCAACCGCAAGAGCAAGCAGCATCAAAAGCATTAAAGCCACTCATACCTGATTGCTTTGGAAACTTCTCGCCCATTGAGTAAACAAACCATTTGATTTGCACTTTTTCTGTTGTTGGTACTTGTTTCATTATGCGTTCACCTCTGCTGCTACATACTGAGCAAGAGCCGCAATAATTGTTTCCATTACGTCAACAGGCAAATCTTTTAACATGGTATCTTCATGCACATAACGAATGTTTGCGTATGGGCTTTCAGATGCACCTCTGATGTTTTTTACCAATGAAGTAGCAACTACTCTTTGGCGAAATTCTAGATTACTTAATGTTTTCATTTTCATCTTCTCCTTCAGGTCACCTTGACCAATAATTAAATGCTACCGTACTTTTGAGCAATTAAACGCCATTTCGAGAAAGTTTTTTTATCCTTTGTTTATAAGGGTTTTTGGCGCGGCTTGGGGTTAGAACAGTTGTTCTGTCCGTTGAGTGAGAGCGTATTTGATTCTGGCTTTAGCAATGGCAATGTAGTCAAGGTCCAACTCACAGCCTATAAAGTTAAAGCCTTCAAGCATTGCCGCCTTACCTGTTGAACCTGAACCCATGAAAGGGTCTAGCACCGTTCCGTTTGGTGGCGTTACTAACCGCACAAGGTAACGCATTAGTTCTGTTGGCTTAACCGTTGGGTGAAAGTTGGCTGATGGTGATGTTGAAAATTTATCTTCAACAGAGCCATCAGCATTTCCAGCAGGGGTGGAACTTTGCCCATTAAATACTTTCCCCCTTACTTCAAACCCATCCAACCCCTCATTGCGATCACGCTTGCTGGCTTTGGCGCAATAGAAGAAACGAGCGGCGGAGCCTGAGTCAGAAACACCGTTTGAACCATTTGGATTTGATTCTGTGCTAAAT